ATGAGTGTTTTTACTCCGTATGAGGCAAAAGACAAAGATTTCGGTGTTCAGAAGTATCAGATTCTTGAAAGGTTCTATCCGACGAAGGTTCCGTTCTTCCGGGTTGTAGACGCTAAGACGGCACAGGAGACCGTTCTTGACGAAGAGGCTTTTACGACTCTTATTGAGGACAATCCCGGCGCTATCGAGCGTGGGCTATTGGAGTTTGAGGAGATTCTTCAGAATCGTATAGCGGTGAGTGCCTGTATTGGTGGGACAATGCTTTACGAGACCGTTCTTAATACGGACGTTTATCCGCTTGTTCCCCTTCCAAATATCTATACCGGGACTCCCTATCCAAAATCAGATATTTCCCGTTGTAAGCCGATGCAAAAGCTTCTTAATAGGCTTTGGTCGCTTGCCTTGAGTCACGCTCAGGCATCCGCAGGATTGAAGTTGATTGTACCTATTGGCTCCGTTGATAACTTAGAAGACCTTGAAAGGGATTGGGCAAACCCCAATGCCGTTATTGAGGTTGATACGAGTCAGGGCGAACCTCATTATCCTGCTCCACAGCCGTTGGCTTCCGAGTTTTACAGGCTTATACAGCAGGCTGAGTTCTATATAGATTTTATATTTGGCGTTCCAGAGATGATGCACGGGTTTCCGGGTAAATCACCCGAGACTGCCAAGGGTACGGAGCGTATGGTTGCCCTTGGAAGCGACAGGCCGAAGTCCAAGTTAAGGGATATTGAGTTCAGTATCAATCGACTTGGTAGGGTACTTTATTGTCTGGCTAAAGGACACTATACGTTCCCGAAAATGTTTGCCCTTTCACAGGCGAATAACGACCTTACCGATGTCATGGTGAATATGTACGACGATACCAGTGGGGCGGTAAATGATATTCAAAAGGACAAGTTGAATATAGGACAGCACGATGTAAGAATACAGCCCGGTTCTACCCTACCTGAGAGTAAATGGGCTATCTACGGTGTTTATCTTGAAGCTTTCCAGCTCGGTCTTGTTGACAGGAGAGAGGTTCTCAAGAAGAATCCAGAGATATTTGATAAAGAGGGTATATTACAAAGAATGGATGAAGTAGCACAATTAAAAAAACATATTGGACAGTTAGACGAAAAGATTAAAGACCTTTCCGGTGACCTGCAGACAGCCACTCGTGAAGCGGTTTCGAGCCGCAAACAGACCGCCGTCGAAAAGACGAAGCGGAATCTGGCAGAGGTGGAGTCTATGATGCAGGCTGACAGGAAGGTTAAGGCAGCAAAGCTTGACGCTGCCGTTAAGATTGGGGAGAGTGAATTAAAAAGCATTATCTCCTCAGAGAAAGGTCAGGCGTGAACATAGGTGAAGTTCCGACTTGGAGATTTGTTAAAAGTCTAGCCATAAAGTTCGGAAACATCGAAGGAGATACGACATGACAGCAAGCACAGAAGATAGAGTGGTTGAAGAATCAGCCGACCCGTTTGTGGAAGCCGCTTCAGGTATGGAGGAAGACTCTGACATTGTAGAAGAAATGGCAGGGGCTTATGAGGAAGATGCGGTTGAGGACGAGACTTTAGGAGAGGACTGGGAAACGGAGGCAAAGAAGTTCCAATCAATGAAGGATAAGGCGGAAGCCAAACTTCAGGATTGGGAACGCTATGCTCCCTTGGTCAGTCTGCTAGAGAGCCGTCCAGATTTAGTTGGTTTAATCCAAAACAATCTTAGTCCAGAGACGGCTCCTGCGAATGGTGCTCAGGTGAGCAACCCGCAGGAAGAGTTCGGTGAAGATGAGTTCAATCCTTGGGACGCTTTTTTTCGTCCTGACTCCGAGTCCTATCGCCATCGAGAGGCGATAGAGCAGAATAGAGTAGATGAAACAATGCAGCGTCATTTTGGTGCGTTACAAGAGCAGGTATTTATGAATAACTTGGTAGGTGAACTCAAAAGCACTTACAACATGTCTGAGGAAGAAGCTACGAACTTTATTGATTTCTATGCCCAACCCAAAGACCAGTTGTCTGTAGATACCTTAGTTGATGTTTTTCAGCGAAATAATAAGAAGGAAGGGTCGAAGCCTTCTTCTTCGTTGGATGCAGTTAGAGCGTCCAAGTCAGCCCCTAAGACAGCAGGTGCGGTCAGCAGCTCAGGTTCCATTCCAAGGAACGAGACTGACAAGGTATTTGATACTATCGTAGCGGCAGACAATAAAGGACGCGTTTTTTAAGGGGAATATAAAATGGCTATTACAACTGGTGTAAAAAAATCAAGTGACATCACAGCAGCGGCAACAAGCGCTGGTGTAGGACAGGCTCCAGACCGTCGTCGACTATATAGTTTTGGCGATAGGGTTGCTGAATTGGCTCCCGAGGAGTCTCCGTTCTTTGTTTACTTGAGCAAGGTTGCAAAAGTCCCTACAGATGACCCTGTTTTCCGATTTCTTGAGAATCGGTCTAAAATAGACTGGACGACAAGTAGAGAGTTCTTCGTTGATGGTGCCGTTGGTACCGTCGCCGCTGGCTCTGACTATTCTTTTACGGTAGAGAGTGCTACTGGTAGTAGCTCTACTGCCGGACGGGTTAGTTGGCTTGTTAAAGGTATGGTATTTAGTGTACAGACCGTGGACGATTCGTCTGATGGTTGGGGATTAACACAATTTCGTGTAATCTCTTCTCCTGTTGCAAATAGTGCGGACACTACGTTCAGCGCTACGTGCATTAGCACTTCAAACCAAACTGGTTCTACAACAGTCTCAGATGAAGACCGCTGTCAAGTAATTGGAACATCTTTCGCAGAAGGCACAGGTGCTCCTGATGCTTGGTCTAGCGAGATTGAAGATGACTTTGGCTATACTCAGATTTTTAAGACAGCCGCTGAGATGTCGAATACCGCTGTTGCTACCCGCTATCGTGGGTATGCTGACGAGTGGTCTCGTATCTGGGCTCTTAAACTTCGTGAGCATAAGGTAGATATTGAAAGAGCGATGCTGTTCGGTCAACGGGCACGTCAGAACTCTATTCAGTACACTGAAGGCCTAGTCGGTCATATTGTTAAGAATGGTACAGCTCAAATGACAGATGCTACGGCGTTAAGTTACTCCTCTGGAGTTCCTTATTATCGCTCGGTGGCAAGCATGTCATATGACGTCATTCTTGGTGATATGGAAGTCTTGTTTGACCCTGCCCGTGGTGGCAGTGCGGATAAGCTCGTGCTTGCTTCATTACCTGCAATTACAATCTTTAACAAACTTGGTACTACTGGATTTGTTGATTTGTCAATTGCTAATGAACACAGGTACAACTTCTCAGCCAGCAAAGGCGCATTTGGTCACAACATTATGAAGATTGAAACCGTTCACGGTAATCTTCATATGGTGAAAGAGCCTTTGTTTAGAGGTGTATCAGCAGGGTGTTTGCTTATTGCCGATATGGGCAAACTAGCTTACAGACCTCTTGTTGGTAATGGTATTAATCGCGATACGTATGTTGAGACTAACGTGCAGGCACCGGACGAAGACTTACGTAAGGACATGGTTCTTACGGAAGCTGGTCTGGAAATAACACTGCCAGAAGCTCACATGCTTTACAACATGGAGGGTGCATAATATGAGTTATCTATCACAGATAAATTCAGCATCTGGTTCTGTTGGCGATTTTAATGCTATTCGTAGACCAACAGAGTCCATTACTAATTCTGCAGCGGTAACTCGTACGTTACACGATGAAGAATCAGGTACTCTCTTTTATCTGGATATGTCAACAGTCGATAATAACGTGACACTTACGTTACCTGAAGTATCAGGTGCTAAGGGCGTTTTCTATGATTTCACCTATACGGTGGCTTCAGACGATGATGCTGATTTCGTATTGACGACTGGAGATAATGATACAGATATATATGGGTACATTGTCGCAGGTGCTGCTAACAGCACAGTTGACGATGTTGATGGTCTATCTAAGATAACCATAGACGGTTCAGTCTCTCAAGCCACTGAAGGTTTGAGAATGTCTGTCGTGTCTGATGGAACAAACTGGCATTTAAGCGGTTATGTTCCAGTAGCAATTGCTACGGTTGTCGTGGTAGAATCTGCTTCAGCTTAGTCCTAATCAATAGGGATTAACAGTTTTGTTCACTGTGGGGCAGGTCGTATAAAGGGCTTGCCCCTAAAGAACAAGGTGGCTAGAGGGTTATACTTCTTTCCACCACTAGGTGAAATGTTCATTATGGATAATATTAGTAATTTTGTTAATATTGTATCATTTGGGAAGTCGTCTTAAGTGGTACGAGACTAGAGGAAAATAGCGATGGCGTACGGTCAAGGACAAGAAGACAGCAGTACACAGGCACTAGAGGTGTTTGGAGAGAAACAGGGAGAGATAGATGTCGAGCAACTACTACAGATGGTGACATTGTTGATGCCATTGATAATGCAACAGGGAGCAGCAGCACCGGGTATGGTACCACAGGGTATGGCACAGCAGGGGCAACCCAGAGCCGCACCTTTTAAGGCACCATCTCAAAATCCTTTTATGAGACCTAAACCAGCTGCTAGACCAATGCAGGGGCCACCTATGCCACCTGCTAGGCCGATGCAGGGGCCGCCCGCTCCACTTCGCCATCAACTTGGTGCACCAGCTGGGCATAGCTGGCCGGGTTTACCGAGGAGGGAAGCCGACCCTAAGATGCCTTCTATGATTCCACGTGTTCCACAGGTTAGACCGCAAGGTGGTGGTGGTGGTAATATGTTACAGATGCTAATGCAAATGATGGGTGGCGGACGATGAAAATTGCAGGAATATGCAAGTCTCACGGATATTATAAGGGACAATATTGTTCCGAGTGTAAGATTGTTCCAAAGAAAGAATCTCCATATTTCTTCATGAGAAGCGATATTGGAAATAGGACAGATATTGAGTCAACACCAATAACACTTGATGAGAGTGTTGATATTATGAGAGGGCAACAATATGTCTAAGATTAATAAGTCAAGTAAGGAGAGGTAGCTATGCCATACGGAAAAGGAACATATGGAAAAAAACGTGGAAGGCCACCTAAAAAGAAAAAAAAGAAAAGTAAGAAAAAGAAGAAGAAATAATTATGGCTAACGAATTAAGAGTATTTACAGAACTGGATTATAGTAAGAGTGGTAGAAAATTACCCGTTCATGATTCGTTCTTTGCAGACGCCTCTGGAGATGAATATACATTTCAAAGGCAGAGCGTGGGAACAGCGGCAGAAGAAATAGATATAGGAAGTGACGTTGGAACTAAAGGCTTGTTATATATTAAAAATCTGGATGCATCAAATTATGTACTGGTTGGTAGTAGGTGCTATAAACTAGCATGGGATAATGAAAGCGTAGCATTAACGGAAGGATTGAAAGTAACTGGTGGCTCGTCTTCAGCAACAGGATGGATATTATATAAAACAGCAACGGATGTTATTTTGACAGATGTTAATGGCACATTTACCAATAATGAAGCGTTGACCGATTCTGGCTCTGGGAGTGTTTTAGTTAACGGTACAATAGCTAGTGTAAGTCCGGCATTTTTTGCCAAGTTGAAAGCAGGAGAGTCTGCTTTGGTTCGAGTGGCAGGAAATGATGCTTTAATGACTGTTGCTAATTCATCAGCTTGTATTGTAGAATATTTTCTAGTTGAAGATTAATGGCTACGTTTCAAGTACAGATTGAAGATATGGTCGGGATTGTAGGA